CCAACCTGCCTACTTTGCTTAATCTGTGATCCACGCCCAGCCCAAAAGCCCAAAAAAACAGCCCAAAACAGCCCAAACTGAAAAAGTTGGGTTTTTTTGTGTGCCTCGCAGTATCACGGTTTTATTCACTTTCTTATAAGGCGAGATAGAAAAAAAAGAACATAAAAAAAGAGGGGCAGAGCCGAAGCCCTACCCCCCAAAACATAGGAGTTGTTTTATGTCGTATTACTTATAGAGGAGATGCCGTTTCATCTCTTCACTCACCTCCTCCCAGCCAGCAAGGGTGTTCCCCAACTCGTTCCAGCCAGCACCTTTCAGTTGGCATCTATCATTATCTATCAGCCAGTCAGCAAGCGCATCTTTATCAGTAATGTCTATTCCGTCCTTCTGGGCGTCCTCAACATCATCCTCATCGTGCCGTAGTTCCAGCACCTCAAACTCTACCTTATAAAGTTCTAACATTAGTAAGTTCCCTCCAAGTAGGTAAGTCCAGTGTCGCCTTGTGCTTCGTTGTAAGCACGGCTCTTTTCATCGTGGACGCCTGTGTAGATAATAACTTGACCATCTCCATCACGCTCATCGAACTCCCAGTAAGCATCTATTCCGTGCTTCTCAAATAACGCCTGTGCCTCTTCGGTAAAGGTGTCCCATTTTGCCTGTTTCATTAGTCGTCCTCCTTCATCACCCAACTCTGGGTGTCTTCATCAAAGTCTAATGTTGGCATAACAACAACAAAGTCTTCGTGCTCGTCGCTGTAAACAATAGTCCATCCTGCCTCCATAGCGGAGTGAATGATGTCTTTTTCTTTTTGTAGTAATGCTCTCATTAGTCGTCCTCCTTTACATCTAAGATGAAGAAGTCCCAAGTGTGAAACTCCCCGCAGCCATCGTGGTTGTCGTGCTTCGATGTGAAGACGGGTTCTACACCGAAGTCCTCGGCTAATGAAGTCATCTCATCAAAAAACCTTCTCAACTCTTCTTGGCGAGTGAGTAGCCGTTTTGTGGCAAATGTGCCGTAGTGTTGTTTTTTCATTTTATTCTCCTTGTAGTTGTTATGAAAAAGTGGAGGGGGCTTTCACCCTCCCAGCCGTTATTCTTATGCCTGTGCTTCCTCCCAACCTTGGATGTTCCGGTCCCACGAATCGTCATTGGTGTGGGTGCTCCAGTAGGATGTGATGCGGACTTCCTCATCACCTATCGTGAACCATTCGTCTTCCTCCTCAAAATCTACTATCTCATCGTAGTAGTTATTTAGTAGGTCATCAACGATGTCTTCATTCAAGTCATTCTTGAACTCAACCTCTAAACTCCATTCGGGCTGGTAGCCCTCTACATCAAACTTTACATTCTTCATTTAGTTTATCCTCCTTAGGTTTAGCAGTTTTTTTCTGCTCTATAACTATTATAGCAAAGAATAGCGACGAATGTAAGCTTTTTCTTCATTTCAGGTGAAGTTTTTTTGCTTGCCTTCATCATCTATTTTCCTCCTTTGCCTCTATAATAAGTAGTTCCCAGAAACCCCAAACGCCCTCCGAATCCGAGAAAAGTTGAAGAAAGTTGACCGGGGCATTCAGACCCCAGATACACCCTGTCCTATGTGGAGAAACTCAACATAGCCCTCTAACGCCGTGTAAGCGTCTGTGTGCCGTTATCCCGTTTTACCCTACCTACCCCCCCACCTAACCCGGTGGGGGGGCTACAACACCCCTATACGGGCTGGGAAACACGGTGTGTGAGACCGGCGAGACAAGAGAGAGACAGGGTAAACAAAACAGACCCCCTTTACTGTTATAAACTTTTTTTTTGCTATAGGGTATAATAAGACTTGGAAACTCAGAACCTATAAATGATACCAAAAATATACGCAGCACATTTTACCCTTTTGCCCTTACTGGCTTACTGGCGCTGCCACCCCTTTATACTTACTCCTTAATCACCTATTTTACCTTTCTGTCGTGGTAAATGGTAGTAGGTGTGTATGCTTAAAAATGTTAATAAAAAAGGTTGGCTTAAAGTGCTCTGTTTATTAACATTGATTGGATGTATGATTTATTCTACTCATACACACGAACAGAAAGTAAGAAGTTTAAGAAAAAACATAACAGAGCTAATACACGAAACAGCCAAAGTGAAAAAAAGCAATAAGCTAATCAAACAAACACTCTTGGAAAGAACTGATGCAATGATGAACTGTAATGATAACTACAAAAAACTTAAGTTAGGTTGTAGAAAAATGCACAGCAAGTGTTTACATATTATTAGAGAATGTGATGATATCATAAAAAATAAAAAGAACTGTCGTGCTGTGCGTAGTTTGCGCAGATATTTATAACAACAAGGATAAAAACAAATGAGTGACAAAAGAAAAAAACTTAAAGAATATCTTAATGATCCCAAGCGAGCAGCTATTTTAGCAAAGAAGGGTATTGATCCTAAAAAGCTTAAGAAGCTGGCTGATAAATATACACAATCCTCTTCAGGGAAAGACAAGAAGGATGTTCCGTTGGCAATGGCTAGCCCGCATGTCGGTTTGGTGCCAACGGATTTAATGGATGACTGGGAAATATTCAATCAGGAACCGTGGAGGGGGCGTCGTAATCGCCCGGGCACCTATCATGAGTGGTTGAAAAAATATCATCCCAAGGAGTGGAGAAAGGTACAGGAACGAAACAAGAAATATCTAGAAGAGCAGGAGAAAAAGAAAGAAAAGAAAAAGAAGAAGGACGATGATGATGATGAGCCGCCACGCAGTCCTTATCAAAGAGAGCGTGATGAACACGACATTAGGCTCTTTGAAGAAAGGCGTGATTGGGATCACGGCGACATGTGGAGAGCATTAAAAGTTGTAGCCGGTGCTGAAGTTGGAAGACGAATGTGGGAGTCACTCCCAAAAAAGAAAATCGCTGCTTTCTTAACTCGGGCAGCCGCTCGCCATAGGACTGCTCTGCTAGCAGGGGTAGCTGGTCCAGTAGCACTTGGAGCCGCTCAACTCGTTGCAACGACTGCTGATGCCGCTGAAATGGCACCTTCCAAAAAAGCATCTGCGGCTGCTCGTAAAAAAGCTGCGGTTAAACAACAACGCCGCCTTGCTAAGAAAGCCAAGCGTTGGGATAAAGAAGGTGCAGTAGGACTACCAGAAAGTCCATCAGGTTCTAGAACAACCGACGAAGGCGAAGGAGACGAATAATGAGTTCTAAAAGTTCCAAAAATAGATTAGAAAATCTCCTCACACAACTGCCTGATTATTCAGATATGTCTCATAGTGATTTAAAGTCAATGATTGCTGAGTTTATTATAGATCAGCCAGAAGATGCAGTCGAAAAGAAACGAGGAACTCGTTCCCGACTTAAGTTAGAAGCATTGCGACTTCTACATGATATTATAAAATCTGAAGAAGGTGGGGATATTAACTCTGCTATTCTTGGGGTTATCGCAGGTAACAGTGTAAAAGACAAAGGAGAAGAATAATGCCAAAAGGAAAAGGAACATATGGAAACCAAAGAGGGCGTCCAAGGAAAGATGCAGCTTCTTCAATGTATCAAAAAAGAGGTCCAAAATATAAACGCTATTCAGATGTGACTAGTAAAACTGTAGATACTATTGAAGAAGAACAAAAAGCAGAAGTGAAGAAAGCTGAAGGAAAAGCAACAAAGGCAGCAGCAATGAAAGATGCATCGTCAACGATGGACCGACTTATAGGTAGCAAGAAAGGCGAATACAAGCGCAGGGATAAAACCGCTGAACATCCAGAAGGTCATCGAGCCGGTGATGTTGGTGGACACTACAAAGCTTATGAAAAGAAAACGAAATCAAGCGGTTTTGGTGATGTTAGTCCTGCGGAATGGAAAAAGAAGCAGAAAGATGCATCGTCAACGATGGACCGACTTATAGGCAGTAAGGAAGGTGAATACAAGCGCCGTGACAAGACCGCTAAACATCCAGAAGGCAAGCGTGCTGGTGATGTTGGTGGGCACTACAAAGCTTATATGAAGGAAGAAAAGCGTAAGTTACATAGAAAACCTCGGAGTTAAAAATGCCGAAACCAATAATGGATAAGTTTTTGCAGCGTTGGACGAGCCGCAAACTGTTTGTTTGGGCTTCCGCTACTGGTCTATTGTTAGGTAAGTTTCTTACTGGTGACGAATGGGTTGCTATTGCTCTTGTTTATCTAGGTAGTCAAGGTTTGGCAGACATAGCAGCGAAGTGGAAAAGACCATAAATGAAAAAAAGTGAAAAACTTCTTATTATTAAAGAAGCAAAAAAATGTAAAAATGATTTTATTTATTTTGCTGAAAACTATCTCAAGATTGTTGATAAAGATGAAAACCTTGTTAACCTTAAACTTAATAATATTCAAAAGAAGATTCATAAGGACTTGAAAGAAAATCCTTTTTTAACGATTCTTAAATCACGACAGATGGGGTCTTCTACTTATGTTGCAGCCCGTTTTTTTCATGAAGCATTATTTAATGTTAATACTAGGATTGCTGTTATTGCTCATACTCACGCAGCAGTAAAAAACATTTATACTATTTATCAGCGCTTCTACCTTCACTTACCCTCGTTCTTAAAAATAGAAACAACGGCTTCAAGTGCTAATGAGTTGGCTTTTGTTACTGGTTCTTCTATTAAGATTGGAACTGCCAATAGCCAGAACTTCCGTGGTTCAACCTTCTCCTGTATTCACGCATCAGAAGCTGCATTTTGGAATGATATGAATAAAACTATTCAGTCATTATTCCAGACGGCTTCTAACAATCCTATTATTATTGTTGAAACAACACCTCAAGGGCTTAATGATTTTTATTTATTTTGGAATGATGAAAATGCTTATAACAAGTTATTCTTAACTTGGTTGGATCACGAAGAATATAAACTTAAAAAACTTCCTAAAAAATGGAAGATGACTGATGTTGAAAAAGAATATATTTCTGAACATGCTTTATCAAAACAACAAATCAACTGGTTTATTTATACTCTAAGAACTCGCTGCGGTAATAACATCTATACTTTTAAACAAGAGTATCCTATTACAGCGGCTGATGCTTTTATTGCTTCTGGTACATTTGTATTCCCTCACTTTGCAAAACGCTTATTAAAGCCCCCCACCAAGTTTGGATGGAAACTATTTCAACGCCCCAACAAATATAAAACTTATATTCTAGGGATTGACACTGCTTCTGGTTCTCCTGATGGTGATTTTAGTGCGGCTGCTTTGATTGATATTACAGAAAGAGATGATATGAAACTAGTAGCTACTTTCTATGATAGAGTGACTCTTAAAGAATATAGCAATCAACTACAAAAGGTTATTGAAAAATATAGACCTTTAGTAGTATGTGAACGAAATAGTTATGGACAAGCAATAATCGAAGAACTAAGACATGCTGAATATCCCTACCTATATACAGAAACTAAGTTTGATAAACTAACTGGTTGTTTTACTAATAAACTAGGTTTTTATACCAGTGCTAGCACTCGACCAGTTTTAATAGCTAAACTCGTAGAAACTATTACTTCTAATAAAATACAGATTTGTGATGATAGATTACAATACGAGTTTATGAACTTTATATATAATGAAAAAGGAAAAGCCGAAGCAGAAAAGGGTTTCCACGATGATCTTATCTTTGGTCTTGGCTTGGCTCTTATGGGCGTGGAACAAGCATACTATTATGAAGAAGAGATCAAACGAACGCATAGACCAGTCAATCTTACTGAGGTTATGCAGTTCGAAGTCGCCACCGGGTGTCCTATCAATAAAGTGCCCGAAGGGTACTTTGCAGATCCAACACCATTCGAAGAAATCGTTTCAAACATTTAAGGGTGGTAAATACTGACCACAAGGACGCAACCTTGTAAAAAAGCGGGTCATACATGGAGGCGTTAAATGAGTTTATTATCAGATGAACGACACGAAGAACTCGCCAACTTCTTAGAAAGCGGAAAAGCCGAAGAAGATAACAGCGAAAATAACATACAAGTTTCTCACGAAACGACTGAAGATTATGAAACAGATGTAAAACAAGAGGTATCGGAAGCATCGACCGAAGAACCACAAGACGAAGGACACGCAGTACCTTATAGTCGCTTTAAGTCAGTTATAGAAGCAAGAAATGATTTAAGAGACAGAACTTCCGATTTGGAAGAACAGTTGTCTACATTACAAAGCAGGTTTTCCGCACAAGAGAATACAAATCGTTCTCAAACTGAAGCTAAATCATTAGCAGAACAATATCTAGATGACGATATTTGGGATGATGATGGATATGAAGAAGTTGGAGAAAGTCAATCGGATGTATATGAATCTCGCATTCATGAGTTAGAAGTTTCACATCAAGAAGTGCAGCTTCAAAAAGAACTCGATTATGCAACTTCAAAATATCCAGATGTAAGCGAAGAAGTATTACTCCAAGCTGTTATCAATGATCCTGAAACAGATGTTACAGATATAGCTGAACGCTATTCTACATTTATTAATGGATTAAAAGAAGAAGCTATTGCTGAATACACGCAGAATGTACCGCAAGTGGCAAGTCCACCTTCAGTACCTCCACGCATAGGTTCAGCAGCTAGTTCTAATATGGGTCGCTCACCGCTTGGTCCAGAGTCAAAACCAAAGACAATGGATGGAGCTAAGAGTGCTTTCTTTGACTATTTAAAAGCCAACTGGAATCAATAATCCAGTATACATAACTATAAGGAGATATAAAAATGGCAGCTACTATTACGACCCTCGACAGTGTGCTTAAGGAGTTTTACGCCAAAGCGATTGCCGAGCAGTTAAATCAAGAAGTTCTTATGCTTGAACTATTCGAAAAAGCAAAACTAGATTGGTCAGGTAAACGAGTAGTCGTTCCTGTCCATGTCGCTCGTAACACGGGTGTTGGATTTACCGGCGAAGGTGCCGCTCTTCCGACAGCCGGGGAACAAACCTACGATGAGCTTCACATTAATGCGAAGTTCCTGTATGGGCGTTTCCAGTTGACGGGTCCAGCCATCGCTTCTGCGAAGGGTGCGTACTCGTTTGGTAACTACATCGACCTTGAGCTTCGCAAGCTCGTTCAGGATGTTAAGAAGACCGCAAATGTCGCCTGTTTCTCAGGTGGTCGTGTTGTAGGTTGGTCACAATGCCGCTGGCGTACTGCTGGTGGTGGTGGTGCGATCACCGATTCTGGTGGTATTTTACTAAATATTCCTTTCTCTGGTGATGCCGTTGAGTTTGAAAGGAAGCGTGCTGCGGCAGTTGCTGCTGGTGGTGTTTTGAATGTTCGTTTCATTGATATGGACACTTATGATCCACCTACTGGTACGGCTGCTGCCAATATTATTACTGTTTCGGCAGTTAATACTATTGCTAATACTTTCACTGGCAATGTTGCTGGTGGTGCTGTTGGTGCTGGTGTGATGACTTACGCCAGAAATGATGGTTGCTCAGCGATTGAAATCGTAGCAGGCGTCGGTGGTGCTGGTGCGTTGGCTGCGGCTAACTTAGAGATTACTGGTATTGCTAGTAACCTCGGTAGTCAGGCACACCACGGTGTTGATCGTACTGATCTTACCGGTGGCGATGGTGCTGAGTTGCAGGTTGGTCTTGGTAGTATTCGTTCAACGGATAATACTGCGGCTGCTGTTAACCATGATACCTTCAGTGCGCTTGACTTAGGTCAGATGCAGGCTGTTGCTGATAGTATTTATACTTCGTCTGGCAAAGAAGCGGATTGGGTTATTATGAATCCAGCCCAGCGTGCTTCTTACACGAACCTTTTGGTTGGTGTTAATGCGGCGAACCTCTTCAAAAGCACTGAAGCTGCTAAGAAGGGTGACGGTGGTTTCAGTGGTCTCGGTTTTAATGGAACGCCTATTAAGGTTTCTGTTGATGCGGGTCAGCACTGCTACTACTTCCTCAACTCTAAGAGTTGGAAGCTAGCGCAACTTGAGAAGCCCGGTTTTGCGGATCTAGATGGTAACATCTTAGCCCGTGCTGGCGTCGGTGCTGGCGGTATTGATGCTTATGAGGGATACTACAGAATGTACTGTGATATCTATGCAGAGCGTCCCAATGCCAATGGTGTTGTAACAAGCATTGCTTAAAAGCTTTACTTTTTTAAGGGCGGTTGGGTTATGCTTATGTGTAGCTCAACCGCCCTTAAGGTAAAAAATACATATGAATGAAATCTTAGTTCTATATATAGTTTTATGTTCTTTTATGCTGACTGTAGGCATTTCTTTTTTTCTACTGGAACTAAGAAAGTATGTGAAACTAAAAACAGAGTTACTTAAAGAAGAGAAAAAATATATAAAACATGTAGAACTTGAGCAGGAAAGCATACATGATTTAAAGGAGATTTATTATGGCAGCTAAAAAGCTATCAACAGAAGAAACAGGTGCAAAACAGTTTAGTTCCGCTGATGATGCAAAAAGGAAAGGAATAGAAGCTAAGAGACAAGCTGCTGCAAATATAAAGCTGCAAGGAAAATCTGGTTATCAAGAGTTTAAAGATGTTTTACCGGCTATAGGCGCTATTGGTGGCGGCATTGCTGGTGGATATTTTGGCGGGGCTGCGGGTGCTATTAAGGGTGCTCAACAGGGAAAGAAAGCCGGCGGTCAAGTGAAAGAAGTTTTACCCGGTAAAGATACTCACGCAACAAGAGCCAAAGAACTAGAAGAACAAGCAGCAAGAGAAGAAGCTGAAGTTGAAGGTGTACCTTATCAGCAATCTAATCAATCTGATATGATGAAGTTTATGAAAATGCATGAAGAACAGAATAAGAAGAAGAAGAAGAAAGGAAATGGCGACAACAGTTTAGCAGGTTTGGGAGAAATCTTCAGTGCTTTAAGTGATGATGACGGCGGCTCCTCTTTAGGAGGAAAGTAAGATGTCAATGGGAAACGATGGACAAGATCCGGTGACTGAAGATGATGGTTTTCCAACAGCTATTGCATCCCTTTTAGCTGGCTCTAGAAATGCTAAGTTAACTCAAGTTCGTATGTGGGATTTATCTCTTATGTACTTAAATGGGCAGCAAAATATTCGTTATGATCGATCTTTACAGCAATATGTAAGTTTACGCACCACTCCCGGTCGTAATCAACTTGTTATTAATCTTATTCTTAATATGTATCGGTCTGTTGTTTCTCGTTTACAAACAAACTATCCCGGTGTTACTGTAATGCCTGCTTCTCCTTCTAATGAAGATATTGCCAAAGCAAAGGCAAGTGAAGAAGCTCTTAAATACTTTTATCATTCTGAGAATGTAAAAATAGATTTAGGAAAAGCTATGGAGTGGATGGTCGCTTGCGGTAATGTGGGATTACATGAATATTATGATCCTGATGAGAATAAAATAAAGTTAAAGGTTATTTCTCCTTATGATATGTTTTATGAAGCAGGATGTAGCAAAGTAGAAGAAAGTGCATTTGTGGCTATTCGTTCTATTGTTCGTAAAAAAGATTTAATAAAAGCTTTTCCAGAAAAGAAAAGTATTATTGACGATCAAGTAGAACTTGCAACAGATCAATCTGAAGACAACACTTTTCCTCATACTCAAAGTTGGCAAGGTGAAAGCTTCTTCTTTCCTCGTATAGAACTTTATGAAGTTTATTTCCAAGATGGTAAACATGCTTTAGTTATAGGTAATCACTATCTTTATAAAAGTGATACTCCCATTAAGCGTACCCCCGTACAGTTAGTTAAATATACTAACTTACCCGATAGATTGTGGGGAAAAGGGATGATTGAAAGTATCATTGATCTTCAAAATCTTTATAATAAAGCACGAAATCAGATTATTAATAATGTAGCACTTATGTCTAATCCAAAATGGCTTATTCCTAAAACGGCTGGTGTTAATGGTACTTCTATTCGTGGTACTCCCGGTGAGATTATCTATTATAACGCCGCAGGAGGCGCTCCACAGCAAATAGCTGCACAAGGGCTACCTTCCTATGTTATGGAAAATATCGCCAAGCTACAAGGCGAGATGCTTGATGTAGCGGGTGTTCATAGCACTACTCTTGGCAAGCGTGCTGTTGGAGTTACCAGTGGCAAAGCTATTGCAGAGTTAGCAGCACAAGACACTTCTCAACTAATAATGACACAGGAAAATGTAGAAGCTGCTGTAAAAGAAATGGCTACTTGTGCTCTATCATATATGAAGAGATTTTATAGTGAAGAGCGTTTTATTAAGATGTTTGATGGAATGGGTTCTATGGCATTTAGAGCGATTAAATCGACTGATATTGTTGATGTTCCAGAAGTGTTTATTGAAGCTGGTTCATTGTTTAGAGATGAAGCACAAGATAGAGATAGAAAGGTATTAGAACTCTTAGAACTGGGTCTTATTGAACCACCGACTGCTATGCAAGAGCTTTCATTTAAGACCGGTAATGCAATGGTACTTAAACAAGTTGCTAGTATGAATCATACTCAGGAAATGTTAGATGCGGTTAAACAAGGAGCGCAGATTGAAGTTTTTGCTAATGATGATTTAAAAACATTTAAAAAGGTTTTTGGTGATTTCATGAAAACAGAAGCATATTATGAGTTAGATGAACCTATCCGAGATTATATGAGAGATATTATTATCGCTTTAACATCTTGGCAACCACCTCCCCCAGATGATCCTGCATTAAATAAAGCTTTATACAAAGTTTTTCCTGCTGCGATTAAACCCGGTTCTGAAGGTGAAGAGCTAAAACAAATACTACCTTCTTCCGGTGATGCACAAGAACAAATGATGCAAAGCACGATGGAACAGGCAGTTGCCTCTAGAGCATTTCAAACAGCTAAAGGGCAAGTTCGCCAACAACCTCAAGGAAATGATACAGCAGTAATAGGAAGAAAAGGAGTAGAATAAATGCAAAGTACACCAACTGATAACTGTGCGGCATTATTTAGACAGTATGTAGATGAAGCAGATGCTACATTTTTGTCTGACCAAAATGTTGTTGATTTTTTGAATCTTGGCTGGCAAGAACTAATGACTTTAAGTGCAGAACTAGATAGTAATGCCGCTGGCTGGACTAAAACTGAAAACTATATTAATATTAATGCTGATTCATTAGATTTAGCTACTGTGCCTGCACTTATTGGCAATACAATAATGGGAGGAGCGCCAGCGGCTGATCGTTTATATCGTCTAATGAGAGTCAGTCGTTGTGAAGCAACTGCTCCTAATGCTGTTAGATTTTATTTAATACCTTCTCGTTCTTTAGTAGTAATGAGAAATGATGTTAATCGTTTTATGCTACACGGAACTCAACTTTTATTTAATACGATTGTAGATCATATCAAAGTAGAGTATATCGGACATGCTGGTTCACCATTTACTTTAGGTAATATTGTTGCTGGTGCTGGTGTTTATATTGATGAAGTATCGTGTTGGTTCTGGGATTTGATCGTATTATTGGCTTGTAAACATTATATGATTAAAGATTTTGCAGGTAATCCAATCTTAGTAAAACAGATGGATGTCCGAACTAAAGAGTTAAAAGATTATTTATCAACCGGCAGATCTTTTGCCGCAGATAGTAATGTTGTTCCGGCTGATGAAGCAACATATGTGGGATACTAATATATGGCTGTTAATAGACCAGAAGTAGATATTATTGGTGAGGGAATGTCATTGACAGACCCTTATTGTAATCAAACCTATATTCAAAACTTATTTAAATCCAAAGGTTTTTGGGAATCTAGAGAAGGATTCGGAACTATTGCAGAGTTCTGTGGTCCTCTTAATGCTATGCAAACTCCCTATATTGATGGAAAACTGCCAGCAGATGTTGATGTAGATTATGAGTTTGGTTTAAAACAAATCTTAGGTTCATTTATATTTGAAACTGAGTTTGGTCATACACAGATTATAACAATATTTTTAGCACATGGTAACACTGCTTATGAGTTCAGAGTGAATGATGATCTTGTTGATTACTATTGTGCTGTTATCTATGATGTTACTACGAATAACATATGGAAGGAAATACTATATGTTCACACTTCAGAAGAAACTCAAACTCTTCAAACTGAACAGTTCTATCGTGGATATTATGAAACAAGAAATAACTTATATAACTTTATGGATGTTTCACTTGCTAACGAAAACTATTTTTTCTTTCATTCTTATTTGAATAAAGTTTATTTTGGAAATAGTTTTGGTGTGTGGCAATATAATCCTTCAGCATTTACTACAAATAAAGAAAAACAAATAAATACTACTAATAATAGAAATGAAGTTAATGATACTTTAAGCAATCCATATGGTGAAACAGGACTTATTATTCCTGTTACCTTCAAAGATGGGATATTTGCAGATGATAATGCTTATGTCTATGTACAAAATAGTGATCTGAGTGATTTTGTTGATGCTACTAGTATTAATGGACGAATAGTTTATGCCAGTGGCAAATCTATTTATTTTAGTGATATAGGTGTTTCTAACGCTATTATGGGTGATAATGCATTTACTTTTCATGAACTAAGAAATGATATTGTAGCAATCGAAAATCTAAATAATAATATTTTAGTTTGGTCTAAAGATGAAATGTTTATTTATTCACCAAGCCAAGGCATTATATTATCAGCAGGACGGGCTGTTAAAGTTCATGATGAAATAGGATGTTTATCTCCAGCTTGTGTTATACAAAGTGAGGGATTAGTTACTTGGGTAGATGAGA